TATTGAACTCCCGCATGGCGTCGACGATGGCCGTCCGCTTGGCGTCCTTCGTAGGCAGTGACTTGAACCACGGGTCATCGAACAGCTCTTGCAGCGCCTCCGTCATGTTCAGGCCCTCAGAGTTGAGGGCTTCCTTTGCTCGGATGCGGCGGATCTCAGACAGCTCCTCGCTCGTCAGGTCGAACCCGTCAGGGTCAGACTTTCTGATCGAGGTGATGTCGATGCCGAGGTCGCGCAGCTTGCGCTTAACGTCGCTGATCGGTTGGCCTTCGGTCAGCTCGGAGCTGCCGAAGTTGATGCCGGCAGTACGCGCCTTCACCTCGTCCCCGAGGGGATCGATGCGAGGAGCCATGCCGTAGCCGGCGCCGGGGATCGTGCGGAGGATGGTGTCCGTCCAACCGACGCTCTCGATGGCGCTATTGCGGAACGTGTCATTGAACTGCCGCCCAACGCCGCCCAAGGGGACGAAGCGAGAGGTGGCGTTCTGGAGTATCTTCTCCACATTGCCGAGCCACTGCTCCTGATCGCCCCCGCTGCCGGGGATCGCGTCGAGGAGCTGCTGGAGGCCCTGAAGGTAGGACTTGCTGAGGATGGCGTCGTAGGCTCCCATGACGGCGGTCGCTGCCGCAGCCTTGAGGGCCTGCTCTTGGTCGTACTCTGTTCCGTCTTTGTAGCCGTCACGGAAGGCTTGCCCAACTAGGGCGCCCGTAGCGACGGTGAAGGAGAACGGATCGAGGCGGCCGATTTCGATGAAGCCACCACCCGGCAGGTTGAGCCGGTTGGGTGGACCTGCATCGAGGTTCGCGCTGTTGTCGAACCCGCCGTTGGTCACGGTGATCCCTTGAGCCAGTCCGAGGACCATGCCCGCGTTGAACACGCGCATACCGACTTCGAGGCGGGCCTTCGCCAGCTCGCCCTCGACACCGCCCTTGGCGATCACTTCGCGGACGCCTTTGGCGACATGCCCGAGCGGACCGTAGTCCACCAACCCGCGCTCCATGAGGCGGATCGGGGTGCGGACGTAGGGCAGCACGAGGCCGATGCGGTCGACCTTCGAGATGAAGTTCGCCGACACCTTGCCTAGCTCGGTCTGAGGACCGTCGAGGAACAGGGCTTCGTTCGCCTCGTTCTCGATCATCTTGTGGAGGTTCGCTAGGAACTTGGTCTCGCCTTGCAGCTCGCCGGTGGATACGAGGGACGCTTCGATCTTCTGCATCATGTCCGCGGTCGGCATCTCAGCCAGCTCGCGAGCGCGACGCTTCACGTAGTCCTCGATCTGCGCCGGTGGGACGCCAGCTTCACGGGCCTCTCGGAATGCCTCACGGGCACTGAGGGCGAACCCTTCAGTGATCCGCATGTACTCCTTGCCCATGTCATCCGGCATTGCCGTGAAGACCTTCATGCCCAGGCCACCCGCCGCGTCGAGCGCGTTGGCTGCGACTGCACGGGCCTTCTGAGCGTGGAAGACGAGGTTGGCGAATGCGCCGCCCTGCGTCCGATCGGCTTCGATCTTGGCGTTGAAGGCGCCCACGTCGCGGACGTTCAGGCGAGGCTTGTCGTCGAACTCGCGCATGGTCGGCGGGGTGTAACCTTCGGACAGCATCGTCCCGCGCTTCAGGCGAGCCTTTGCTGCGACCGTTCCGTCTCCCCATCCAACCGCGGCGACGCTCTCGACGTCCGTCCAGAACTCCCACTGGATGCGCTTGAGCATGGCCTTGAAGCCTGCCTGTGTCGCCTGCCAGCGGACGCTGCGGGTGATGTCTTCCTCAAGCCGAAGGGCCACTGCCTCTTCAAGCCGGCCGGCCTTCTCCAAGGCGTTCGCTGCGATCCGCTTCGCGAAGTGCTGACGGAGCGCCACGTGACCTACGAAGCCGGCGACGTTGAACACGAAGGTAGCCGGGGTGAGCGCGTTCGAGCGCAACCACAGGGACACCGAACCGACTGCCCGCTTCCACGTGGTGAAGGCTTCCGCCTCCCCTTCGTTGAGCAGGACGCGCTCGATGTTCTCCGCATCGGCCATCGACCGTACACCCGCAAGGAGTTCCTTGAGGTTGTCGTCGCCTAGGGTCGACAGGGACTTGTCCACGCGAGCGCGGATTTCGTTGGCCGAGAGCTTGTAGGCGTCGTCAGCGACGTCCACGACCGTTGCGTTCACGCCATGCGACAGGATGCCGAGGGCGCGTCCGGCGTTGGACAGGATGCCCTTAGCGAACACCATGCGGTGAGCTGCGTCGGTGAGTTCGTCGACGAGCTGCTCGCGGACGCCTTCCTCACCCTTGATGAGCCGGGGGAGAAGCTCCTCGCGGAGCCTCACGACCTTGGCCGTGGCGGTGAGTAGGACGTGCTGCGCGATGCGCGTGTCAACGAAGCCGTTCTGCGACTGCTGGTACTTGTCCTCCAGCTCGCCGAGGGTCAGGCCCTTCTTCAGCTCGTTCTGGACCTGCTGGTCCATGCCGGCAACGGTGCGCTCGCGCTGCCCCGCCTTCTCAGACAGAGCCTCGATCGCGTCCTCGAATATCTCGGCCGCCTTGACGACCTGCGCCTGTTCGAGCTTGGTGCCGGTCAGGTCGATCTTCAGGAGCGAGCGAAAGTGCGGGTTGGTGACGACTGAGCCGTCGCTTTCCGACTTCGCGATATTCTTCAGAAGGTCCTCAGCTTCCTGCGGGGTCATCTTGCCGAGGCGCTTGGCGACCGCCTTGGCGGCGGCCTCAGGCTCCCCGAGGAGGTCCTTCACAGTCAGCAGCGCGCCGTCTTCGAGCGTGTCGTCGAGGGCAGGCTTGGCTTCTCCCGCTGCTTTCGCGCCGAGAGAGGTCTCGGGGTTGAGAGCGCCAGGAGCTGGCTCGGCCGTGGGCTTCGCCTTGGGTGCCGTTAGGTCTTCGCTGAGGTGGGCGTCCTTAATCTCCTGAAACAGGCCGGGACGCTCTGGCAGGTCGGCTGCATTGAGGCGTACATTCTTGCCACGCCCAAAGGCCGCGACCATCCGGCCACCTGCCCACTTGGCCGTGGGGATCACGACGCCGGACAGTAGGTAGCCGCCGAGGCCACCCACTGCGCCGTACACTAGGCCGTTCTTCAGGCGGTCTTCAATGTCGCCATCGGACGCGCCGGTGCCGTAGAGTGCTCCGAAGCCGGCTCCCGCCAGCGTGGCTCCTTTAACTGTGCGCCCGCCCCATCCGAAGACGGGGACGAACCCACCTGCTATCTGGCCGCCGAGATAGGCGTAGGGATGATCCTCTTGGGTCTGCTCTAGGTCTGCGCGGACTTGGTCTCGCGTTTCTTCGTAACTCTTGCCGGACCCGAAGTGGCCGGGACCGATGCCTAGTGTGCTGTCGATGTAGTTTCCGACCGCGTCGCCGGCTCCGTAGAACTCGTCCAGATAGCTGAACGTGATCGTGTCGGCGGAGCCGGCCAAGGCGGCCGTTGCTGCATTCACGTGGATGCGGCTCTTGGCGTTCCGGACCTTGGAGGCAGTGCCCTCATCAGGGCTTGCATCGTTGTAGCGACGCATGAAGTCTTGTGAGGGCACTTGTCCTCCTTATCGGTGTGAGGATCGGATCGGGAACCGGCGATCGATCATCCCGTCCAGGTCCTTCTCAGCGCGGTCCATGAAGGACTGCACCTTGTCGGGCGGAAGGGCTGCGTATTCGCCAAGGCGAACCCGGTAGGAGTTCACCCAGTTCTTCACCATGACCTCGGCTCGGCCGCGGTCTTCGGGATTGATGCGCCGGCCCTTCTTGAGCTGGCTCGCGTAGACGGCTTCCCATTCGTCGAACCGCGACATGGCGGTGCGATACTCAGGGGTGGCGTTCTGGAGGTCCGTGTGGGCTTTGACGCCCTGCGTGACGGCGGAGAAGACCGCCTGCCGAACGTCGGAGTCGGCGATCGACGGGAGGAGAGTTCTTAGCTCCGCCTCGGCGCCTGCCGCTCCGTTCCAATACTTGCCACTCACGAGATTGCCGAGGATGCGGTTCGAGTAGTTGTCGACAAGCTCCACGCGGTTCTCACGGACTTCTGCCCGGTCTTCCCGAGCTTGCGCCCGCGCTTCCCGCGCCGCACCTTCTCGCTGGTTCTCGTCCTGCTCGATGACGCCCAAGAGCTGCACCGCGTGAGCCACGCCGATGTCGCCCTTGCGGGCCGCCTGCTGGATTTCGCCGGCAGTCGGGTAGGCGCCCATCCCGTGGAGCCGGCCCATGAAGTCCATCGCAGCCGTCGATTGGCGCTTGTTCAGCGCTGCCTCTGACGCCCGGTCGATGTCCGACTTGAGCTGCCTGCGGAACGATCCAAGCTCCGCCCGCTCCTGCGGGTTGAGCGAGTAGAGCGGGTTGTTGGCGCCCGTAGGGTCAGCCGCCGCGATGTCCGAGGGGGTCTTGGGATTGAGCACGTCCTCAGGAACGGCAGGGCCGCTGCTGTAGGGCTTGCTGGCCTCAGCTCCGAGCCGTTCGGAGAACTGCTGGATGTACGACTTGGTCTCAGCGGGCAGGTGATCCTGCCAGCTATCCCCATACTTGGCGATCAGTCCGCGAACGCGGCCAGGTCCACCGTTGTACGCGGCAGCCGCCTTCACAGGGTCGCCGAACTCGACGAGCTGCTTCTTGTAGTAAGCCTGCCCGAGCTTGCGGTTGTAGTCGGCATCCGTGCGGAGACGCTTGGCGTCCCACGGGAGGCCCGCCGCTTTGGCAGCCTCAGGGCCGGTTCCCGGCATGACCTGCATGACACCGACGGCGCCCTTGGGGGACACCGCCGCTTGGTTCCCGCGGCTCTCGATGCGTTCGAGGGCAGCGTAGTGCTTTTCAAGCGAGGCGCCGGTTGAAGCAACCGCCGGGACCACAGGAGCATACTGCTGCGCCTGCTGCTCGTGGAGAGCCTGCGCGTAGGCGTTGGCCGAAGCTACATCCTTGAAGACGCCGAGGTGTTCGCCGGTCTTGCGGTAGTGGGCAACGGCCTCTTTGTCGCTGACCACCTTGCCGTCTACGACGGTGGGGATCAGAACCTCGCCCTTGTCAGTACCAATGGAGATCGAGCGGACGGTCGAGATTGAGCCGTCGCCGTTCTTCACCACCGGCCTGTTGTTCAGGTCGATGTTACCGGCAACAAGCAATCCCGAAGCCTGCTTCGCTGGAGCGATGCGCTTGGAGCCGCGGATGCCGTCGATGAGCTGGAGTGCCTGAACGCGGAGCTGCTGCGCCTGCTCAGGATCGGTCTCGTCAAGCTCGGCCGCCTTCTCCGTCAGAGACGCGGCTTTGTCTTTGGCGACGAGGAGCAACTGCTCCTTCGCCTTCCGCTTGTCGGCGGTGGGCAGGATGCCCGACATCGCTTCCTCGAAGCCCATCGGCTTCCCGGCGTCGACACTGGCGCCGAACACGGTGGCCGCCTGCTGGATGCTCAACTCGTTCGAGCGGTCCTCAAGCTGCTGGAGAGCCTTGGCGCGAACTTCAGCGCGAGCTGCGCCGAGGTTCTGGCCGAGCCACTTGGCAGCGGCGGGAGCGCCCCAGTCGCGGAGCTTGTTCGTGTCGGGGTCGATCGTGAACTCTTTGAAGTTCTGGTCGATCGCCGCCTCAACGGCCGACGCCCGCTTGGCGGGGTCGAGCAGCTCGGGATCATCACTGTTGATGATGCCTTTGATCTGGTCGTCCAGCGTCTCGGCATTCTTGTAGAATGCGGACTGCGCCCGCTGCGTCATCACTGAGCCGCGGTAGGCGACGCTCTTGCGAACCAGCTCGGGGTCAGCGCGGCCAGCGGCCTCGTCAAGGAGACCCTGAGAACCTAGCTCCTGCTCACGCTTCGCGTAGCGATCGTTGCTGGCGCCTTGGAACGCGCCGGCGGCCTTCTGGACCATGCCGAGCGCTTCCATGAGCGACTGCGCTCCGCCGTCCCCACGGGCGCCATTGCGGACGTCCGCGAAGACACGGCGCTGCGGGGCGTCCGTGTTACGGCGATCGGGTATGATGCTGTCACGGTTGCGCGTCTTGCGATCGATCGTGACGTCGCGGTTCTGCACCCGGCTAAGGTCTGCCATTGCTTATGATCCTGCCTTTGCCGAGCTTACGCCGGACATTGCCTGGGCGCCTGCGGCGGCGAGCTTCAGCCCACCAGTGAGCCAGTTATCGTGCTGGATGCGCGACAGCATCGAGTTCGCTTCCGAGACGTTCGAGTTGTGCCGGCTCTCAAGGTTGGCGAGGGTCCGGTCGTTCTTCAGCTCGGACTGCATTGCGCTGTCCAGCAGGAGCGTCTCGACGGAGCCGCTATCGAGCGACAGGCCAGCTTCGCCGGCAGTCGCGCGGGTTCGTCCCGCCTCTCGTCGAGCGGCCCGCATGTTGTCGAACAATTCGCCGGTAGCTTCAGCGCGGGCTTCGTCGTTGGCGACCTTCGTCTGCTGACGGATCGCCTTCTCCTGAACCTTTGCTGCGTGGTTCTGAGTGACGATACCCGCCGCGGTTGAGGCAACCATCGTCACCCCGACGATGACCGAGGCCGTTATGGGATCACACATTTGCGGTCCTTGCGAATATGCGGAAGGGGTGGCCGGAGACTGTCTCCTTCACGCTGTGGGCCTTAAAGCCCATCCAGCGGAGCCACCTGATGGATACGGTGTTGCGCTCGTCGACGTAGTTCCAGAGGAGCGGGAACTGCTGCTGCAATTCCTCTAGCCTCTGCTTGGACGCGCGAGCGATGGGGAGGGCCTCCCGGAAGAGGCCGTCGGTGCCGAGGAGCCATGCCACGCCGACACCCGGTAGCGGATGCGGGGCAGCTCCGAAGAGACACACGGGGACGTCCTGCCGATCGAGCACTGCGAAGGCTCGGGCGGACATCATAATGGAGAGTGCGATCGATGACCGAGGGTCGCCTTGGTGGGCGGCCTCAAGCTCGTCGCGATCTTGCTGGCGAAGGTTGAGGGCAACGTGTCTAGCCCACGCCCCCACCGTATCGGTAGGGACACGGTGGAGGTCGTGAACTGAGATCATTAAGCCATAGCCCTTGAGTTGTAGAGACCTTCCCACTCCGCCGAGGAGAAGGTCGAGGCCATGTAGCTGTCGTTGGCGAGCCGGATGACGACCTTGCGGCTGTCCCCCGTGAGCGACGCGCGGTGGCTGCCGCTGGCGTATGCCGGGGCGCCCAGGATCGCGGAGCTGGAGCCGAGGACGTTGCCACGGAACTCCACCACTCGCTTCGGGAAGGTGGCTTCTAGATCGGCCGACGGTGCTCTCCCGTAGGGGTACACCTCGACCGTGAAGTAGCCGCTTTCCGTATAGCGAACGGAGATCGTGCGGAGCTGGAGCCGGCCCGACGTGAGCGGGCGGCCTTGGTAGTCCGCAGGGAACTGCTGAGACAGCTCGATGAAGAAGCTGTAGCGAAGCCCGATGGACGTCGTTCCGGCCAAGTTGCCGGGGACCGACAGGGTCTTCAGGTCCGTCCACGCGATCAGCTCAGGGTTCGTCCGCTGGTGTGGAGTGGCTGAGCCAGTGCCCCACACCACGTCCACCTGCCCCCGCTGGTCCACAGGGACCTCGTAGGGGAGGACGAAGGTCGTCCGATCGGAGACCGCGTCGTAGGTTCCCACCAGCGACACGCGGCGGTCCAGATAGACCTGCTTGGGCTGGTTATCCGGGTGCGCTCCGTCGCTCAGGTCCATCTTTTCGAGATAGGCCCCGTCGCTGTACTCGATCACCAGATAGAGATGATCGTCCAGCACGGAGGCGCTAAGGACGTTCCCGAAGAACGACCACGGGCGCCATGCGGACATGAGCTTCTCGTTGCCGTTCCAGTAGAGCTGGTAGCAGAAGGCGTCAGTGGTGCCGTCGAAGGTGAACAGCGAGCGAGGCCCGCCACAAAGCTTCTTGATGCCACCGGGGATCAACCCCGGCACGTGCGCCGTGATGTCCGCGGCGGTAGTGCTCTCGGCGTCCTGAAGGCGGCTGTACTCGTAGAAGACGGACCGGCCCGAGGCTTCGCCACAGAAGTAGACTTCCGTGCCGAGCGCGACTGGCTTCGCTTCCTTATTGACGGTGTAGTGCGTCACCGGCTGAATGGACATTGAGGCCGGCGTGACGCCGCTCTCGCCATTCGACATGGAGAACTGCGTCTGGTCCGCGAACAACAGCGCCCCGTCGTTGAACAGGATCGCGTGTTGAAGGATCGAGACCTGCGTCGTCGTCACCGCGACGTCCACGACATCGCTGTCGATGGCGTCCAGAACGGTGTTCCTCCAGAAGTTTCCGAAGTCGCCCGCGCAGGAGAGGACGACGTTCTCGTCGACCAGGAACGCGAGGCGGTTCTGATAGAAGAACACGTCGCGCACCGTGCGGCCAACGAAGGTCGGCAGCGGGTTGGTCTTCTCGTCGCCAACGCGGCGCGGCGCCCATGAGAAGGGCGCGAAGGTGAACGTCCCGTCGCCCTCACGGATGAGGCAGTACGGCATCGTCGCTTCGTCGATCGCGTTGGTCAGGCCGGGGCGAACCGTCTCGTCCCACACGGCTCCGTTGCGGACCACGTAGAAGCTCGTCGAGGGCAGATAGTCTGACCCCTGAACTTCATAGATGGCGCCGTCGGCGGCCGTCTCGGGGAGCTTCTCCACGGATGCCACGCGGCCGGTGATCGAAGACGTGCCGTAGTTCGTGTTGGGAACGTAGCTGTCTTCGTCGCCAGCCTCGATCAGCGTATCGATCGAGTAGCCATCGGCGTAGCGCGGGTCGCGGGTGATCTTCCTCACGTAGGTCGGAGGGGCAACGGTGTCGGGCGAAGGGTCGCCAACCACCAACTGCTTCATGCCTACGGGCTGGCTGCGGTTCACGATGAAGGTGTAGTCCGCCACCGTGACTGCGGTGTACTCGCCCCCGAAGAGGTAGTCCGTCCCGCCTGGTGTGTTCACGGTGCGCTCGACGCCGTCGAACCCGACTACCTTAATGGTGCCGCCGTCAATGATGACGACGTAGCGCTCAGTCGTGTCGCGGTTGATCGTGTGGACGAAAGCGTCCGCTCCGATCGAGCTGGCGAGCTTCGTTATGTGTTCCGTAGGCGGGCGTTTGCCGACGCCGGCAGACACCGCCGCCCACGAGTTCAGCTCGTCTTCCGTCTGGTCGAGCGAGCGGAGGATCGGGGGCTGGCGCGATACGCCATTGAATAGCTGCGGAAGTGTCCGCGTCGACAGGACGCTCATTAGTAGTTCCTGTTGTTGACGCGGGCCATCGAGGGGTTGTCGCGGAACAGGTTGTAGTCGCGCGACTTCAGCTCGGTGCGCTGGAGCGAAGCCCACGAGCTGGCGACGTCCTCGGCCGAATAGCGGTCGAGCACCTGAGAGCCAACGAAGCGCTTCTGGAAGGTCCGCCCTGCGGACAGCACGATGAAGTCTCGCGCGATCTCCGGCAGGTCCTCAAACGGGAAGCCCCACGTGACTTCGCAGGGGACAGCCTCGGAGAACTTGAAGGTGTGGTTGGACTTGTCCCACAGGCCGAGTTTCTCGTTGTTCGGATTGCGGCGCACGACGAGCTTCTGAGTGGTCGCCTGCGGGTCGACTGTAAGGGCACCGAGGGGGAGGCTGATGTAGCCGTCCGGATCGGGGGCCAGCGGATAATCGCTGTCCGTGTTCCAGTCGAATGAGCCGAGGCAAACTCGGCGGGTAAGCTCAGTGACGAGCCGGAGAGCGATGTCGGCGTCCTCGATCCCTGCACCATCCACGCTCGACACCGGGGCGTTGCCGACAGTGGAGAGGATGGTGTTGACCGCTTCGAGGAGCGTCGTGTGTTCGAGAACGCGCATGGCGGCTCCTTGAAAAAATAGAGAGGCCCCCCGTCAGAAACGGGAGGCCCCTCAAAGGGCTGGTTACGCCGGGATGGCGCCAGTCCGCAGCTCGACTGCACACTTGGTGCGGAGCTGACGGGTGCCGACCATCATACGGGCGAGCAGGAGGGTGCCCTGCTTCTCCGGCTGATCGACGATCTGGAAGCCAACGTCCTGCACGATTGCTGAGCAGGCCGCCATCGGGGTCCAGATGGCACCAACCGAGGTGCCGAAGCTGCCGCGGTACACCGACGGGATGAACTTCTCGTTCGAGCTGTCGTTGTACGGGGCCGCGCGGTTGTCGACGCCGAAGACTTCGGCCGCGATATTCGACTTGTAGATATTGATTTCGTCGACAGTCGTGAGCGACTGCCGGCGGACATCGGCACTACCGCCGTTGTAATCGCGGTTCAGGTTCTTGTCCGAGCGCGCCATCAGATACCACTGAGCGGGCTTGAACAGGGCGTGGACCGGCATGGAGTTAACCGGGACGTCCTTCTCGTCCATGACCTGCTTCGAGGCGCTGATGCCGTCGAGCAGCTTGGAACCGTCGGTCGCGAACAGAGCGTCCACAACGGCCGAGCCGCCCTGGTCGCCGGTGAACAGCGCAGGACCGCGCGAGGCGAGGAGGATCGTGCGGAGGACGTTCGCGTCGTAGTGGCGCGCGAGGAACTCACCGAGTTCCTTCGTGTACGGCTGACGCACGTCGTAGTGGTTCAGCAGCTCGTCGATGTCCGCAACGAATACGTCCGACACCAGCTTGTCGTCGGGATCGACGGTCAGCTCGGTGTGGGTGATCTGGCGGCCAAGGATTTCCTGACCCGGCGTGTGATAACCGCCGCCGGCTTTCCAGATAGCCGGGAACTTGAACGACTTGCCCTTGGCAAGCGTCTTCGTTTGGTGCTTGTCGCGGAGGATCGTCGCGGTCTCGAAGGCCGTGATGACTTCGCCACCAAACAGGTCGAGCATCAGCTCGCGCGGATCGGCGCCGAGCAGGTTCGCGCCGGGACGCGACGGAGTGGAATTTGCCACTTCTCTAACTTTCAGATTGGGTTTTGGTGTGGGGTTTCGATCAGTCGATCATCGAAGGCCCACGCCGGCGGTTGTCCCCTCGGGGGCCGCAGGACGTTCGTCGGGTTGTCTTTGAGAGCGTCTGGAGAAGGGTAAAAGCGACCCTTGGCACTGTGCCTTCCGCGCCGCCCGTCGGCGGGTATGCGGGAGGCTCCCATTGTGACGCCTAAGTCCGTCGACCGGACGTCACGTCGGGGGAAAGAAGACCCCCTCAGTGTGCTTCATTGAGAGGCCGAGGGGGTTCTATTTAGCTGGACAGTATCTGCCGACCGAACTGCGGGCGGGCGAAGGCTTGGAAGCCTCCAGCCTGCGAGCGGGCCAGCTTCTGCGCGACCTCTTCGCGATACTTCGCGTCGGTGGCGTAGCGCGGGTCCTTCTGCGCGGCGACTAACTCGTCACGCGAAGCGAACACGTCGCTGCCAGCGGCGGGCATATCGGTTGGGGTCACTTGTCGTCCTTCTGACGGGATCGCCTTCTGGTAGCGAGCCATAAGGCCCGTGATGGCGGTCTCGCGGAGTGTCGGGTTGTCGAGAGCGTCGTTGAACGCGGCGACCTCGTCGGCCTTCAGCGTCTTCGCTGCCCAGGCCGTGGCCGCTTCGTACTGCTCCTTGCCACCTGCGATCTCGTGGATCGAGCTGACGAGCTGTGCGGTCTGCGCCTTGAGACCTTCTAGGTAGAGACTGAAGACGTCCTTCGGGATGCCGGCAGCTTCAAGCTGCGCGACTGTCTCGTCGGAGACTTCCTGCGTCTCAGCCCACTGGGTGCGGGCGGCTTCCATCGCCGTCTGGAGAGGAGTTGGCTCGCCTTCGGCGACCTCTTCCTTCTTCTCTTCAGGCTTGATCTTGCCGGTAGCGTCGACGGGAGGAGTTTCCTCCTTGTTCGCCGGGGCCTCTTCGGTCGACTTGCTGTCCATTTTGGACCGCAGCTCGCCGTAGCTCTTGGCTAGACCCTCGACGTCGACCTTGCCGTCCTTCCAGAACTGCTCCGGCACCCCTTCGGGGCGCTGCGGACCGCTTGGGGCCGGCGTGTTGACGTTCGTAGGCTCGCTGAAGCCGCGCTGGCCCACCTCAACGGCGGCCTGCTCTTGGGCATTCAGCTCAACTGCCGGCGTCTCTGTCGCCGCTGGCTGTTCGGTTGCGTCAGCCATTAGACGTAGTCCACCACAGTCATGCCGTTGTCGAGCTTGCGCTCGCTTTCCTCAGCAGCGCGGGGAGCGACTACTTCGGCGGCAGTGTTGTCGACGATCTCGAAACGGGTCTCGATCTGGATGCCGCTCGGCGTCGGGGCCGGGGCTTCTGCGGTGGCCTCAGGGGCCGGGTTGCTATTGGACTTGCTCAAGGATTACTCCGTGGGTTGTTGGGCATTCTTCGCGGCGGCGTCGATGACACCCTTCGCGATATGCGGCGCGGCCGACACTGCGGCTTGCTGCATGGCGCCCTGCTGCTGCTCCTGCTGTTGCACTTCCGGTGCCTTGAGGAGCTGGTCCATCGCCTCGATGCCGTAGCTATCGCCGAGACGCTTGCCGACCTCATTGGGGTCGGTGATTTGCTGTAGGACTTGCGGCCCGTAGATGCCGCTCATGTCGCTCATCCACGCGCGAAGCTTGTTCGCACTGTGGTTCCGCCCCATCGCCTCGAAGCCGGTGACAATCATCGGCTGAACGGACGCCGGAAGCTTGGGAGCTTTGCCGCCGCGTTCGAGGATGTAGAGGAGACGGTTGACGAGCGGGAGCTGGAACTCCGCCGAGAGGACCGTGTAGACGCCGCCGAGGACGTTCTCCAGCTCCTCCGCCATCGCGCGGATTTCCTCCGCGGTGACGCGCTCTGCGTCGCGGACGGTGCCGGACTGGAGCATGAAGGCGTGGCTCAGGCGAAGCTCGATGGTCTCGGCTACCTGCCGAACGACCGAGAAGTCCTGACCCTTTTCGAGCTGAAGCGTACCCACGTCGTCCGTGTGGCCGCTGATGAAGTCGCCGGTCTCAGCGCTGTTTAGCGCGTCGACGTCGGTCATCGAGTTCGGGTTCACAAGGTGAACGATGCGGGAGGCTGCGTAGGCGAACTGAACGATCGCCTTCGATATGTCCTCTAGGGAGAGAAGGTCGCCAAGGTACTCGGAGACGTGAGCGCGGCCGTAGTCCGAACCGGGGACCGTCTGCCAACGCAGCGCGAGCCAGCCTGACTTATCAGCCGGCGACTTGCCGTCCGAGCCGGGGACCAACTTGCCGCTGATCTCTTGGTAGTGCTCGACGTTGTCGTCCACGCGCTTAATGTGCGTGTACAGGTCGACCATCTTCTCCGTAGTGCCTCCGCCGGAGTCGGGCTGAATGCCGACGGCGGTGCGGATTTCCTCCGCGAGCGTCGAGGGGTACACCTGCTCGTGGATGACCGCTTCGAGCAGTTGCCCGCGGTTGTCCCGCAGAACGACATACTGATCGAGCCGGTACATACGCGGCGGGGTCCCGTCGGGCGGGAAGTAGAGGAGAGCGTTGCCAGCCACCGCGAGGTGACGAAGGGTCTCCATGAAGACGGGACGCGAGGCGCTCGTTTCGATAACGAGCTGCGCCTTGCCGGAAATGCGGTTCAAGGCAGTCTTGGCGTCCGCCAAGCCCGAGCCGAGTTCTTCCGCTGTATCTTCGTCGATGTTCAGGCGGAAGAAGTATTGGTCGGGCGGGAATAGGGTGACGAGCAGCCATGCCGCGAGGTTGTTCACGGCGCGGGCGCCGAGGCTCTGGTAGGGCTGCGAGAATGTGGTGTTGCCGTCCTGGCCGTCCTCAGGGACTAGGCCGGGGATGGTCAGCGACGAGTTCTGGCGGGCGCGTGTCAGGGCCGTTGAACGGGCACCAGTGAGCTGCGTGTAACGCGCCTTCGCCATCGGCGTAGCCGAGAGCGGTGGAGAGGCCATGTTGGGTTATCCGATCCGTAGCGCGGCGGGTGCCCGCGGCGCGGACGGTGGCAGCGCGACGCGCGCGGCGCCGGGATTGATGCGGAGCTGAGACCGACCCATCCGCGCGATCGCGAAGTCGCTCGCTCCGTCGAGGTACGGGTTGCGGATGATGGCCGGGTCCGGCTGCTTCGCTTCCGGGTCCGTCGGCTGGATTTTCGGGGGCTTAGGCACACACAAGGTGGCGGCTCCTCAGGCTAACGCCGAGAGCGGCGCACGGTGGGTGGGGACGCCGTGCGGCTGGTCTCCCTCCAGTGCTTGAGGAAGCCGATCAGCTCGCGCTTGGCGCCGTGGGCGAGGTCTTCCTCGCGGGAGGTCTTCGGCGTTGCGGGCCGCTCCGGGAACATTCGGTCGAGTTCGTCGACCAGCGCAGAGGCGCTGTCGGGGAATAGGATCACGGGGCCTCACATGAAAAAATAGGGCCGCCGGAGCCGAAGCTCGCAGCGGCCCCAAAGGAGCAACCGAAGGAGACTGGTCCCGAACCTAAAGGTTCGGTGTACCAAGGGGTGGCCCTAATTGGCCTTTTTAGGGAGAGTGGCGGAAAACTCCCGTTTTACTTCGGAGGGTTCCAGTCGAGGCGCCTTCCGTCGACATAGTGGGACGACCGCAGGATGAAGGCCAAGCGGGCCTGCCGGATGGCGTCTGCCTCGGTCAGTCCGGCCTTCTCGTAGGCCGACACAATGGCCGGCCAAGGGCCGTCGAACTGGAAGCGCGGCCAGCGGACGTCGATCTCGCCCTTGCGCTTCCCTTTGGTGATCGTGTGGTCGTATCGCTGGAAGCCGTATCCGTCGAGGATCGGCTCCGCTCGCTCACCGCCCACGCCGGGGCACCCGTCATAGCCGTCGCAGGTGTCGCCGGTGAGGGTCTGCCACAGATGGAAGCGATCGGCCGCCTCTTCCGTGATCTCGACCACGTTGAGCTTGCGGCGTTCGTAGTCGGGCCGGCATAGGAGGCCGGGGATCGTCTTCATATCCTTGTCGTTGCTGACAATGACCCTCTCGCTGGTGTGCGGCTCGGTGGACATGATGCCCATGACATCGTCCGCCTCGAAGGTCGCGATCAGCCGCGAAGACCACTTCTCGCCCATCCACTCCTTCAGGTCGTACAGATGGACCGGGCGCTCTGTCGCGGTGCGGAGCTGCTTGTAGGTTGGGTCGATCCGCTTGCGGAAGTTCTGCACGTCGTCCGACAGACAGATGACGAGGTCGTCCGCCTTGAGGTCGTCCATGAACCACTCGACGACACGCTTGGCTTCAGCCTTGGCCTCGTCCAGGCGCCCGTCCACAGAGACGCACGACCCGTCCCCGTTCCAGTCGATCGTCTGCTGGAGAGCAGCAGTCGCTCGGTAGGCAATCAGGTCGGCGTCGATGAGGAGAGTGCGGCTCATGCGATATGGCACTCCGGCGGCTTAGGGTTGTAGTTCGGGACGCAGTTGACCTCCGGCTTTAGGACCGGGCGGCACAGCAGTTCGACCTTGGCGGCTGCCACAGGCGACACCGCCGCCAGCGTGAAGCCGGCGAGGAAGGCGGCGAGGCGGCTCATCGGGCTAGTCTCCGAAGGTGTGCCCTCTCCAGCGAGGTCAGGCGGGTGCCCTTGATGGCCTGCCACACCGACTTGCCGTTGAATGCTCGGCGCAGGAGGTAGGACCGGCCAATCGAGATCACCGTGAAGCCCGCCGACAGGACCACATTCTCGTGGACCGAGATCGGGTGTCCGAGGACCCACGGGGTGAGCGTCGCGTTGGCAACGGTGGACACCGCTAGGCCGATGGCTGTGTTGGTGGCAGCCTCCATGAAGCTGTCGGTTCGGGTCTGCATCAGGCGTTCGCTTCCATGAAAGAAACTGCCGAGCCGATATCGACTACGGAGGAGATGCTCCCGTCCGAGAGACGGACCACGGTCCAGTCTCTCCGGTCGCCGGGGTGCGATCTTTGGATTGCCGACAGGAGTTCGTGCTTGACCGTGAAGGCCGCAAACGGGCGTCCCGAGGCGCCGCGCAGGACCCACACATAGGAAGCCCTAGCCATCACTTCGCTCCCGGACAGGGGCTGGTGTTCGCCGCCCTAAGCTCGCCGTTCTCCGCTAGGAGGACGCGGCGGTCAGCCAGCGCGATCTTCGTCAGCGTGTGGATGTCGTCACCCTTCCGCGCCTGCTTAGAGGGCCGCGGCTTCTCCGCGACCTGCTCGATCTTGCAGGGCACCGGCACGGCCACCTTCACCTCCTGAACGGGCGCCGGTGGGGCTACCTCAGGATGGCTCTTTGGGCGGCCTTGGCAGGCGGTCAGGCCGAGGAACGCCACGACCACTAGAACGATCAGGAGAAGCTGCGCCTCGGGGGTCGGGCGCAGGGAGAGCGATATGCTCATGTTCGGAAACTCCTAGCTTGAGCAGCCGGTCGGAGAGCGACAGGTGGGCTGCGTCGAGCGCCGCAATGGTGGTGGGCGCGTCGAGGTAGACGGTGCGATCCCCTTGAGGGGTGCGGTAGATGATACGGGCCGTGGCCCGCGACAGGGCGGCCTCTTCGACGTCCTTCCGGAGCATCGCGAGGCGCCCTGCGAGCATGGCTTGGGCGGGGGTCATCCGAACGCCACTCGACACCAAGCGGCGAACTTAACGACTTCGTAGGCGATGCTTCCCACGACAACAGCCGCGAACAGCAGCATCAGAGCGCAGCCTTTCATCAGTTCACAAGCTCCTGCTCCAAGAGGTCACGGGCTGCACGACACTGCTCCAGCTCCCCGTCGGGGGCCTTCAGCGCGAGCAGGTTGGTCGACACCTTCATGTTGTCGGCGGAGACCACGCGGGCCGCTTCGAGGCCCTTCAGGTAGACTGTGCGGTCGGCCACCGAGGCTTGCGCCAGGGCGTCGATGCTGGAGTTCTGCCTGTTGATGAGCGTGTCGCGTTGGTCGACGGCCGTCTTGAAGAAGTCGCGCGCCTCGATCAGTGCCGAGACCTGCGTGTCGCGGGCCGAGACCTTCGCTTCGAGGCTCTCCACCTTCCCGTGTGACAGGAAGAGGAGGCCGGCGAGGATCGCGATGGCGACATACGGGGCGAACTTCAGGGTCACTGAGGCCCACGGTGGGAGGATCGGGAGGTTCATGTGGAAGCCTTGCTATCTGCGTGGGCCTTCGCGACGTCCTTCGCTCCGATGAACAGGGCACTGCCGGCGAAGACCTTCATCATCGCGTCGGCGTAGTCGTTCATGGCGAGGGGCTGCCCTTGGAACAGCTTGAAGCCGGCGAGGGCTGAGGTGGACAGAATGGCCCACCCGCAGCTTACGCGGGCGAGTTCCCATCCCTTGTTGCCGACGCCCTTGAACAGGTCGCCGAGGAAGTGGCTCATATTTTGGTCCTCGTTC